GCAGCTTTTTCTTTACACTTCTGTAACGATATCCTCGTCAAAAATCAATAATGTGCCGTCTTTATCCAACGGGTGCGCCTTAAACTGCGGCTCGATTGTGCTTTCTGCATCTTTGGCAAATGTAAAGCTAAAGCCTGCCTCATTTCTTCCCACAATCGTTACTCTGATATTGCCGTCCTCACTATCTTCGTGTAAGAATCTAATGAGGTATTTTTTATTGTTCTGGTTTTTGATTCCACCGATTTTTACAGTTCTCTTTTTGGCTGTTTCGGTTACTCTCGCTGTTGCACACAATTTTTCAAGTGTCTTTGCGCACCATGTAAGCAACCCTGCCTTTAATGTCACATCTTCACTGGTTAAAACCGTTTTCTGTACAACGCCCAAATCGTCCTTTGCCGTATATGTTTCTGCGGTATACTCCAACGATGCGCCGCCCTTGATATGTGCAAGCTGGTTTGCATCTGTTTCAATCGCTGTATCTTCCGGGATTTCCCCAGTAAAAACCATACAATACAGCTTTCCACTGCCCAAAATAATTCTTTCGCTATCCATATCCTTATCCTTTCTTTCTCACTTTCTCGTAAATTGTAAATTCGTATGCGGTCTGTACCATATCCTCACTTTCAATCGTATCTTGGTACTTTGTGTAATCCACATCAAATAACACTTTCTCTTCAATTTCTTTCTCTAAACTGCCGTCTGCCACTTTGTCTGTGTACAGTTCCAGTGCTGCGTGTATCTCATGTAACAAAATTCTTTCATCACTTCCACGCCCAACTACCTGTGGTACGATATACACAAGATATGGCGGCACTGGTAACGGGTTTTCTTTCGTTTCCCGGAACGCATCTTTTGCAAGTGGCAGCCCCGTTGCTTTTGCCCTGTCAATTATTATTTCTAACCTCACTGCTGCACCACCTTTTCTATACGCTCCTGCAATTCTGTTGCCATTTTTTCATCTACAGGCTTAATATGTACCCTCGGATTTACGCGCCCGCCGTTTCTACTTGCGTGTCCGTATTCCAGTAAGTGCGTAAGTTGATAATCTGTTTTATTAAACACTGTATTTCTTTTGGTGCGGGTATCTGCATAGGTCTGTTTTTTTCTCCAACCTCTTCTATAACTGCCTGTCAGCTTTGGGCTGCTCTGTTTCAGTTCGTCCACACCCTCTTGTGCCACATCATCAACTATCGGTTTTATTTCGTCCGCTACGTTCTGGTTGTATTCCGTAAGCCCGGCTGCAATCTCTATTGCAAGGTCTTTTATATCTACTCTTTTACTCAACGTCTGCCCACCCGCTTTTCTGCATACAATTCTGTCTTTTCTTCGTTCTTCCGTTTGTATGTTCGGTATACCGTCAGCCTCTGCCCGTTGTACTCAATTTCTGTTTGATTGCTGTACTCAAAACTCCATACCACAAACTTGTATTGCGGCTTTATGTCCTTTTGCCCCACTGCCTCAAACTCGCTTTGCGTAATGCTCTCAACGTCACAGAAAATAATAGTTTTCTCCACCTCGCTGTCATTGATCTGCTCGCATAACGTAATTTCTTCCTGCATCTTATCCCTCTTTTGTGTTGTAATCTCCGGCAAGACACAGTGACATTTTCAACGCCTCGTAACTCTGCCTGTATCTATCTGCTGCATTTTGGTAATTAAACTCTGCTTTCACAAACAACGTAACGGCTCTGATAATAAGCGCATCATTTTCATTGATATTTACCACGCCCGCAAGCTGTAAATCCAACTTGCAGGCTGCAATGCTGTTGTTTATGTCCTTTTCAATCACTGCGGATTTGCTTAAAATCCTCATGCTGCTTTTTATGGTATCTGTTAATATTGTTTCCATAAAACCGCCTCTACTTTGTGATTTTCGCCACTCCTGCTGCCACTAAAACCTCTGCACGTTCTGCTGTTACAACAAATTCTGTGCCCGGCTCAAACGTCTGCTGTGCCAGCTTATCTCTGTATGTTTCAATAACCGTTACTCTCACGCTGTCTTTTTCGGTGTCCGTTTCGGACACTTCCGGCGTTGGTGTTTCCCGTTCAGTTTCTCCCGGTGTTTCTGGCTGCTGTGGTTCTTCCTCTTCCGGCACTTCCACCTCTTCTGCTGCAATCTTTTTTGCAAGCTCTTCTTTCGTACCGCCGTCACTTAATCCCATTTCACTTGCAAGTTTCTGTAAATCTTCTTTTTTCCATTTTGCAAGCTCTTTTACATCAAAATGTGTTTGCATATGTCCACCTTTCTATGCGGCGGTAAACCCGCCGCTCTCATTTACACGCTCTGGATTTTTTCCAGTACAACCAGACTGTTTTTATCGACCACTTTACCGTCTACCAGCATAATGCCCTTTGTTACCTGATCGTCTGTTTCGTTATCTTCGTACTTCTTTACTCCCATTGCATAGTTAGTATTAAGCACGTAATCTTTGAAATTAAACAGGAAACCAAATTTAGTTCCTGCTGCAAGTGATTTATCATAGCTCTTGACATAATCACAGCACACTACCGCTCTGCCCAGCAACGTTCTTTCCGGCTTTCCTGCAATTCCATAATTTACTCTACCAATCGGCTGCCCGTTTGTATCTGTCAGCCCGTAGTAGCTCATAAACGTTTTTTTGCTCATACACCACACTGCACCATTTTCGTATGCCTGCGGTAATGCTGCCTCTGCCGCAATTAAATCAGCGTATGCAGGTGCTGCGCTTTTTACAGTCTGCCCCTCGGCTGGTGTTTCTGCCAAAATTCCCTTTGGCTTTCCTGTACCGTTTCCGTCAATAATTGACTGTTCCAGTGCTTTTGTCATTGCCTCAACAATATTGTTAATCAGCAATGTTTCAAATGCACTGATTGCCATTGTATCAACCTCTAAGGATACCGCTACAGCGCAACGCAGTTTATGGTATGCGAAAGTAATCATGCCGCCCTTTGTAATATCCTTTTTCTGCTTATCACTGCCTGCTCCCTCATTTACCCATGTTGCTGTTGGCTTAACAGTGGATACCGGGATAGATACACCGCCCTTGTACGCTGTTCTTGTAACCAGCGCAAGAATCATACCCGTATTTTCCAGTTTTTCTACAATCTGATTTAATACAGTTGTCGGAATTGTTGCGCCTACGTCTGTTGTAGTACTGATTGCATCGCTTCTGTACTCTGCCGGGATTGCTGTACCTCTGCATACATACTGCATAAATGCTTTTCTGTATGCCATGCTACCGTATTTGTCCCCGTTCTGATTTTCTCCGTTTCCCGGCTCTCCTGCGCCATTTGCTCCATTGAAATTACGCAGTAAAGTTGGTTCTGCGCCGTTTCCGTTATCGTCTACCGGGTTGCCTGCTGCAATATTCTCTAACAGTTTTTTTCTGCGCTCCTGCGCCGCCAGCAATCCTTTTCTTTCTTCCTGTAAGTCTGTTACTTCCTGTTCCAGAGTTGCTACCTCTTCGTCTGTCATGTCTGCGCCTCTGGTTGTTAATTCTGTTCTGATTGCAGCTAATCTCTGCTCAATTTCTTTTAATCTCATGTTTTTAATCTCCTCTTTTTTGGGTTTTATATGCTTGCCTGCATCTTTAGTATTGCAATCCGTCTTTTAAGCCTCTCCTGCTTTTCTGCTTCGTAACTCCTACTCGCAAAATTACGGGCTGCTATTTCAGTATCGCCATTGGCAGGTATGCTTACGGCTGATACATCATATACTTTTTTAATTTTTAAAATTGTTCTTGTGCGTGTAGCTCTGTCGTAACTTTCTTCTGATACTGTAAATGCCCATGACATTTTCGTAATCATTCCAGCCTCTATATCTTGGTACAACCCTCTGGCTAAATCTGTTTTACTCAAATCCGCAGCTATTAAAAGCCCTTTATGATCTGGTATCAGAATCAATGTGTTATTTGATTCTCTTGCAAATACACGCCCCTCATGGTCGTATTGCATAATTACATCTGACATATCCGCACCGTCTAATGCGTGTGCATCTATGCGCTCATAAAATTTTGTACCGTCCTCAAATTCATATAGCAGGTACGGCTTATCAAATGTCGTTGCGTACCCCTCAACATAATATTCTGTGTCTATCCGTTTAGCTGCTGCCGCCACAGATAACGGGGCGGCAACTGTTCTGTATTCTCTTTCTTTTTTTACTGGCATTATGTAACCTCTCCTGTTCCCGGCTCTATTGCTCCGTCTATCTGTTCCAGTTGTGGCGTGCCGTCTTTCCCCAGCTCACTTACTTCTGTGTATTCTTTTCTGATGTAATACTTATCTCCATTTTCAACATGCGGCATATTCCAGATATCCATAACACCGTTTCTGTTCAGTAGTGCCCTGTCAAATAATTGCGTGCTTACCTGCAATTTTGTTGTATTTGATGCATACTGTAATCTGTTCGCACTGAATACAATAGAATTACCGCACGTTATTTCTCTTTGGGTAAAAGTCATATTTGTCATAACAAGTGATAGCTGAATTGCAAACGGTTCTATTTTTCCCTCGTAATATGCATTCCAGATATTTTCGTCAAATTTATTCTGCAAAATTTCCATGTTAGTATTGAAATGCGTACACACGTTGTCATTTATTTGTTGTGTTTGCAATGCATTTGGCACGTATGGCTTGCTCTCTACCTGCTTCAAATCACTAAACTTGTTATCATAAATAATCATTCCAGATTTGTTATCTGCACTTAAATTATCCTCGGTAAATCGCTCACGCTCTTTCTTTATGTCCTCTGGTTTCAACATGTTTGCAACCTTTGCCAGAAAACGGATATTTGCAGAGTTTTTTACTGCGTTTATAATTCCCTCATTTTGCGTATGAATCAGTTGCATTGTTGGCTGTAATGTACGGTTGTCCTCTCCGAATAAATCATCTGCATACTCGTAATCTGTCATTATTCCGACTTTTTCAAACTCTATCGCTCCATGTTCTCCATTCGCAAACAAATAACGTAAATAAATCTGCCCGGATACTTCGACAACCTCACAACGCTGTGCCCTCAATGGATACCACCCACACAATGCCCCGTATTCGTCCTCTATCGGAATGATAAAGGCGGTATGTTCCACTGCTACATATGTAGCCAGCCTTTTTATAAATTTTGCCGTATCCATAAAATAATTTGGTTTATGCTGTAGCACCCTTTCCAGATTCTTATGTGCAGTGCCCGTAATCTCCGGCTTTAATTTGCTGCAATGTGTGGCAAAACTATTTACTGCTGTTCGTGTCAAATCCATTTCGTACACACCGCCGCTATAGCTTGTGAACGTTGGGCTGTAACCGTTCAGCATTTTAAAATAATTATCTATTACCCTTAACTGTCTGCCATGAAATAGATAATCTATAAATTTCATACCGTTCACTCTCCTTTCTAAGCGGCGTTTTTCAGCAATTCGCCTACCTCTTCGTGATATTTCTGTCTTACTGTCATTGCATCTATGACAGACACAAAACCGTCTATATGTGCCCGTTGCTCTATCTTTATCGGTCTAAATTTTCTTGTTTCCATGTTGTGCTTTAATGCCACATTCAAAAAGTGCGACTGCAATAATTTATTATTTGCAATTTTAAAATCGCCGTCTTTAAGAACTCCCTCAAACTCCCGTATTACAGGCGTGAGGTTTTCGCCTTGGTAAACATCGTCTGTATGGAATCCGTATTTTTTCAGATCGTCCACAAGGTACTGTGCGCTGTACCTGTCGTATCCGATTTTCAAAACCCTTATGCCGTATGTTTCCAGCAACCATACATACCAGTTAAATACGTCTTTGTAATTAACATAATTGTCCCCAGATAACGTAATAATGCCTTTCTTTACGAAAATGTCATATGGTACGCCGTCTGTAGCCTGCAAGGTTTCCAGCCTGTTTTTCGGCATAAAGAATTGCGTAAATGCGTATAATACGCCCTCTTTCTCTATAACCACGCTTGCGGCTGTCAAGTCTGTTGTTTGGCTCAAATCTATGCCGCCCACTGCATAGCACTCTCTAAAATCTTCCAGCGTTTTTAATATTTCTGCTTTTTCCACTGTCTGATATTCCAGCCATGCAATAGAGCTGTTCTGTTTGATATTACAGTACTTGGTAAGGAACTCTGCTTTTTTACTTAAACTCCCCTCTGCTACTGCAATTTCATCAATAAAGAAACTCTCTTTTACTGATACACCCATATTAGGGTTTGCTTTTTTCAGTTCGTCTATGTCGTTCCATTTTTCCACATCATCGATCATGTACAAAAACGGTAATAACCTGCGCTCTTTGCTGTTTCCCTTTAAGAAACTTGTGCTACGCTTCATTAGCTCATCATAGATACTATCGTTGATATATCCGGCTGTACTTATGCTTAAAATCATCGGTTGTTTACGTGCGCCTAAAGCAGATTTCATAACCTCATACTGCTTTAATCCAGCGTCCCCGCTCCATGCCGCCATTTCATCACATACTACAAGCTGCGGGTTAAATCCGTCTGACTTTTTAGCATTAAATGCAATCGGCTTGATAACGGTATTGCTCTCTGCAATATAGATATCGCTACGCCGTTTTTTCGCCAGTTCTTCCAACTCTTCCTCTGCCTGTACCATTTGATAGAATCCGTCATATACAAGGGCTGCTTGGTCTAATTTTGGTGCTAAACAGTATATTTCCTGTCCATACTCCGGCTCTAAATAAGCCATGTATGCAATTAGCGCAGATGCAAACAAACTTTTGCCGTTTTTTCGTCCGATAACAATAAAAATTTCACGAAAAACACGTATTTTTTCTGCATCTTGTATGCCAAAAATGGTGGAAACTATAGCTTTTTGCCATAATTCCAACGTGATTAAATCATTACGCCCCTTGCTATGGTGGCAAAATGTTTCTATGAATTTTATAGCTTTATTGGCTGCCTTGGCATTAAAAAAATACTCCTGCGTTTGCAGCCCGTTTATGATGATTTCAAATATTTTTTTAATCCATTTTCCTACGATGATCTCGCCGCTGCTTATCTTTGCGTAGTACTCATAGATATAATTTTTATATGGCATTTGCCCTATTCTTCTCTAAGGGCTGCCAGCTTGCTTTGCTTGCGTTTTGCCGCAGGCACAAGCTCTGTTAATTGCTTGATGATAGCCGCATAATTCTTTGATAATGCTATGTATGTTTCTGCTTCCGGGCTTTTCTTCGTCCCGTACTGGTTCTCTCCGTTTTTGTACTCACTTGTCCAGCCCGTTTCCTCTATCACGTTCTGCAATTCATCAAGTTCTATCGACATAAAAGCAGCCTTTTCTATCAGCGGCGTTACCAACTTCTTTTTATTTTCGTCTAAGTCCTTGAAAATCCCTTTTAATCTTGTCTTTTCACTCTTTATCTTGGCTTCTTTACTCTTTTCCTTTCGTGCTGCCATTTCTTTTACCCCTTTCGATACACCCCACCCCCTCTACACCACGCATGTGCGACCTTGCAGAGTAAAATCATCATTTTTCCTCGGTCTATCGTGAGTGAAAAATATTTTTTTGAATGGGGGGGATCAGTTCGCCGTCAGCCGTAAACGCATATCGTTTTGCACGCACGTTCTTTGCATGATGCTCTTTGTTGTGACAGTCCTGACACAATGCCTCTAAGTTGTCCCAGCATAACGTAATACTCTGCTCGTGTATGTTCTTTGGTGTCAGCCAAATCTTGTGGTGTACAATCTTTGCTGGCTCTCCGCAGCGTTCACACAAGTAATGCTGTGCTGTCATGTATGCGTCCCTCGTCTGCGCCCACTCTTTAGATTTATAAAACCATTCTGCCCACTCTTTCATGTTGCCTCTTTCTTTACCCAACGCCCTAGGTTTCATGCGTTGGGCAGGAGGTAAAAGTATGATGAAAAACAAAAAGGGCGCAACGAAAAAACATTTAAGTTCTTTCGTGCGTCCTTAACAGTTGTATTATACCGCCCGCACCGTTTCCCTGTCCACCGCAGGATTTGTGCAAATATACCGCAAAATTTGTGCAGCTATTCCGCATAGCTTTACTCAATCCCATAAATCATAACTGCCAGCTCCTTTACTGCTGCCGTAATCCAGCGTCTTGGTGTATCTTTCCCGGTATTCAATTCTTTCTCAATCTGCTCGTATGTATAGCCCTGCATGTAATACATACGCAACGCTGTATACTCTTCCTCTCTTTCCGCCTGCTGCCTGCGCCGCTGTATCTCTTCCAGTGCCGCCGTAATATGCTGTACTGCTGCCTCTGTCCTCTGTTTGCTCTCTTCGTCTGTTGTGTGCTGCAAAAAAAATTGTGCATCTCTGTACTGCTTTAACATCGCCACCGTTCTGTTATACTGCTGCCTCTGTATCTCTTTGTTATTTCCCATGTACCGCTCCTGCCTTATCGTCTTTGTACTGCTCTGCCACAGCATTAAATGCCTGCGCCTGTCTGCCAAACATCTGCGCCAGTGCATCGCATATGTTCCCTGCTGCGGTAAATACTGCCTCTGTAAATGTTTCCATTGCCTGCGTTATCTGCTCCACCGATATACCAGCGCAAGGCAAGGACTGTTGCGCCCTTGCCTTTCTTCTCTTTCGCTTATCCATGTATGCAGGTGGATTATATCCGTATCGCTTTTTATAATTCTTTTTCCACTGTCTGTGATTCATACCATCGCCTCTTTTCTTCCCTGCTCCAAAATACCTTTCTTGTCTGTATTCCTGCCTCATTCAATTTTTGATATATTTCTCTTAACTGTTGTCTTTCGCAATCTTCCCTTGCAGTTCTTGGTGGACTTGAATAGTCTAACGGTGTCGTTTCGCTAAAAAGCAACACCCGTAAACATTGAGCTGTGGTTGCTCCCATTTGTCTGTATGTTCCCATTGTCATGTATGTTTTTTGCCATATCCACAGCTCTATCCCCAATGCCTCATTGATTTTGCTAAATAATTCATCAAGTGTCGGTTGCCCTATTTCTCTATGCTGCCATTCGTATTCTTGTTTTATTTTATCCTCTATCACGCCTCTGCTCCTTTGGTGTCCGTTTCGGACACAATGCCCATTACCTTAATTGCCATGATGCAGTACCCCTCTGCAAGTCCTGCATATTCCTGTAACATATACGTTACCTCTGCCTTTATGATTCTTCCTGTTACCTCTCCGTTCGTGTACTCTGCCAGCTCTAAAATATCGCCCTGTTTATAGCCTCTGCCATTCTTCTGCAGTTCAAACGGCTTTTTGCCGCTTGCCACATCTTCAAAAAACATTTTTGCTAATCTTATTCTGTGTACCTTTGGCTGCTTTGCTGCATCACTTGGCAGATGCTCCATTTTTTCATTGTCTGCCTGCTGCCGCAGCTTCGCTTTTGTTTCCCGGTCTATTCTGTCCTGTTCTTCACTGTACCGCTGTTCGTCCGTTTTTTCTACCTCTGCCTTATTCTGGTATTTATCGCACTTCTGGCATGTTCCCGTTTTTACGTTGCACTCTGAATAATACAGGCATGAGTAGCACAATGATGTAATACTTTCCGGGTGCGCTATTTCGTAATCGTCCCCCGGTCTTGGTTCTTCCAGCTTATCTGCTTTTTCTGCTGCTTTCTTCTCCGCAACTTTCTGTGCAATCTCATTTGCCCGTATCTCTTTCCCGGCTGCTGCCTGCTCCGCAATTTCCTTTTGCTCTGCCTCTGGCAGCTTCGCAGCCTCATACGCTGCCGTTACTCCAATACTGCCACTTTTTAACTGCTCTTTGATTTCCGGCGTTGCATTGTTGTTGATACTTTCCATACGTGCTACGTTTGTGCTGCTTTCGTTCAGCATTGAGGCTATCAGATCACGCATTTTTCCTTTAATCTCCAATCCGTCCTCTTTCTTTGCCCGGATAAGTGCCACCTTGGTTCTCTCTACCAATCTCGTTTTTTCGTATGCCGTCAGCTCCTGCGTGTATCCATTGCCAGCCAGCAACGATAACTCATACATAGCCTCGCTCATATCCTTTGAACGGAAAAGCACTTTTTCATACTCTTTGTGCCCTCGCTCCAAATTCAGCTTGTTTGCTTCGTTACGTCTGTGCCCGTCAATTATGCGGTATTCTCCGTTTACCCTTGCCAAAACCGTTGGCTGCTCCTGCCCTACGTGTAAAAAGCTGTCTGCCAGTTCTTCTATGCCCTCTAACTTCTGGTGCGTGTTCTCTTCGGCTGCCTTTACCTCATACGGGCTTAAATAGATTTCTTTGTATCCCTGCGCCTGCTGCCCGGCTGCCTTTGTCTTTGCGTTCAGAATATCGTTAATGCCAAACTTTGCCATATCTTTTTACCTCGCTTTTCCTGTGTATGCTGTTACAAACTTCTTGTATCCCTGCGCTGCTGCACAACATGGGCTGTATTCATAAATGGGCTTTCGTAAAAATGTGTTTTCTGCTACTTTCTTGGAATATCGGATAATCCCCAAAATATTAAAATCTGTGTTCTGCTCCAACCACTCTACGCCTGCTGCCTCTCCGTCTGTGTTCTGGTATGACGTAATCAAAACACCAGCCAGTTTTAACGCCGGGTTAAATGCTTTTGCGTCCTCTATCTGCTCTGTGACAATATCCAGCCCCTCTAATGCGTCCTCGTCCACCTTTACAGGTACTATTACCTCGTCCGTAATCGCCAATGCATTTACAACATTCAGCCCGATATCTGGCGGGTTATCAATGATGCAGTAATCATATTTTCCGTATACGGTGCAATCTCCGTAATACTGCACTTTGGTGTATACCAGTGCTTTGTATCTTTCAATCTGGTTTTCGCTGTCCTCTTTGGTTAAATTCCATGTAACCCCAAACAATGACATATTCGCCGTTACAATGTCGATGCCCTCATACTCTGTATGCTGTATCAGTTCGTCTACGCTGTCCCAGTCCCCAGCCAGCAACTTTGTAACTGGTGCTATGTTCTCTGCATCGTATCTGCTGTACGCTTTGCTTAAATTGCCCTGCTTGTCGTTGTCAATCAGCAATACTCTGTAACCTCTCCTGTAAAGCTCATATGCTACGTTTGCTGCCGTAAAGGTCTTTGCTACGCCGCCTTTTAAATTTAAAACGCTAATCACTCTCATACTTTTACCTCTTTCGTGTTTATTCTTCGCTTTCCATTTCCTTCAATACTGCTGCCGCTTTGTCATTGTCGGCTTTTAATAAATATTCTTCTATCACTTTTGCCGCTTCATGCCAGCCGTAACAGATCACTGCATAATACCCTTGGCTGTTTAAAAACTTCTGCCACTTTTCTTGGCTCTTTGTAGCCTTGTTTTTTCCTGCTTTCAGTTCGATGTACAACCCATGATATCCATTTCTTGCCACTGGTAAGCAAATATCCGGCACGCCAGCTTTTACGCCTTGCCTTTTCAGTGCTACCGCTGTCCTTTTATCTCTCTTTCCCCCGTTTGGGATATGGTGCATATATTCAAGTTCCGGCATACAGTCCATGTGGTATGCTGCCCACTCAAATAATGCCTCTTGATGCCCGCTTTCATCGTCAAGCCTAAAATTTCTCATTCTTTCGCCCCTTTCCTCGTTTTACTTCCAAACGGCATAAATCGTAATACTCACACCACAGGCAGCAATGTTTGCACTGTTTGCCCAGCTGAAACAACCAGTAAATAATTTTGTCAATCATGTTTTTCTGCCCTCTCTATCCGCTCACTGTTTCTTTTGGCGGCGGCTGCAAGTGCCATTAACACCATGCCTACAACCACGCCTGCCATAAATATTGCAATCGCAGCTATCACAATCATACTATCGCCCCCTTTCATTCCAGTTTTACCAGCGTGTACCTCATGTACCCGTATCCGTAGTATTCCGGGCTATGTACTCCTTTGCTTACGCTGTCTTTATCCACGTAGTAACCCTTTATCGCCGTTGGCTCTGATTTGAACCATGCACGATCTGAAATTATTCTTATTTCCGGCTCTGGTCTTACAAGGTTTTTGCTGCAATTCCAACGCTTGCCCTGTAACGCCCCGTCTGCCTCTTTCCTATGCGTATCTGTATACTTGATAAAATAACTTGCCAGCTTTGCATAATTTCCAGAATCATCTAACGGGAATACCTTAACCCGGTTGTGTCCCTCATACGCTTTGTACCAGCACCGTTGCAAAATCTCTGTATCAATCTTGTTGATAACTAAATGGTGGTGGCGTGCCCCTCTTTTGCCAATCTCCATAACATGCACATATTTCAGCTCTATGCCTGCCTTTTTGCACTCTTTGCGTAACTCCCGTAAAAATATATCCATGTCCTTACGCATCTGCTCTCTGCTTCTATCCGGCTGTCCCTTTTTCCGTATGTAGTCCAGTTCTAAGTGATAATCTCCATACCCAAAATTGGCATTTAACAGTAATCGTAATTTTCTCTCTGCTGCTCTGGTATTAACCTTTTTCTGCTCTTCCTTGGTTGGCTTTACTTTATCCCCTCTCTTTATGCCCGGCTTTTTGTATCTGCTGGTAAAGTAACGCTCTACCTCTATCGTCTTTCCTGCTCTTGTAACTCTCTCTACATACGGCATATGTTTTACCTCTCTTTTGTCGGATAGTTAATACTTTTATCAAGTGGTAAAGGCAGGCTCTGCGCCTGCAATTTCCTTGACTTTTCGCCATATGCCCTTTATACTTTTGTTAGACAAATTGTTAAGGCTTATAGCTTTGCCCCTATGGTATTCCAGTACCGTAGGGGCTTTCTCTTTTCATTGTTTCTTTTCCTCTCTGTATGAGGTGTAAATAAGGCGTGAGTGCATATATATTGGTTTGCTCCCGCCTTTCTTGAAATGGTCTGTACATTCCCAATTTCCCAACCTTTTTAATAATCCACGTTTCCTTGTGCTGAAATGGTTATACGGGTATGATGTCAGCCATACATAAACTGCGCCTGCGGTCTGCTTCTCTGCATTCCACTCTTTTACGCCTATCTGCTCCCGGTCTACCTGCACAAAATCAATGCCAGCGGCTTTTAATTGCCTTTCGGCTCTCTTAAAAAACCGCTCTTTATCCTTTTCCGTCCATGCAAATTTCATTCTGTGCCTTTCCCGCAATTATTCTTACATCTTGCCATTTCCTGCCCAGCAAGCATACTTACCAACTCCATAAGTTCATCTGCGCCCTTTTCGTCAATAAACTCACATCTAATACAACATGCGTTATATCCACAGATAGCGTCAAATACAGATTGTACCTCTTGACATGTACCGCAATCTTTCAATGTTTCAATCAACCCCACTAGCCCGGTAACTGCCTTTATACCTAGCTCTCCGCCTTTTCCATGTATCGGTATTGATATTTCCTGTGCCTTTGCTGTGCGTTCTCTGTTTAAAATGATTCGGCTTTTCATTGTGTCTAATTCCTTTCTACTGTTTCCGGCTGCCACCATACCTGCATCTTTTCTACTGATACCTCGAAAGTGGTTCTTTTCTCTTCTGATTCTGTGTTATTATCGCCGTAATACTTTTTCACATACTCCCGGCTCTGTAATCTGCCAGTGATTTTTACAATCGTGCCTCTTTTGTACTTTGCAATCTCGCTGGCGTTCTCCTGCCAGAAAATACATGGGATATGTACGTTTCCACCCTGTATGCAGTTTTCCACTTTCAGCATTACATCTGCTATATGTTTTCCCCTTGGTGTTTCTCTTACTTCCGGGTTATTCACAATTTCCGCCGTTAATTGCACACCGTTCTGATATTCCGGGAATGCTACCGTTGCAACCTGCTCTGCAAGGATAAACACAGCCGTATGCCCACTTTCTGCATTTATGGCTTTCTGCAAAATACCCGTTGCCATAATATCTCTGCCAACCACCATATTTCTTGCTATTGCTTCTGCGTCTATGTTTTCATTTTCTTTTATCTTTGCAGCTACAATTACCGTATCCTCTGCCCCTCTTTTTCTCGGCACGCATACCCGCAGCACTACATAGAGGTTTTCTGTGTCGTATCCGCATACCCCGTTTGTTACCTCTGCCTGCTTTACCGTTCCCATGATTCCGGCAAAATTTTCATTGTTCATTTTCTGTTTGTTCTCCTTTCCGGGTGCGGGGGAAAAATCCCCCGTTCCCCCTTTACTGCTCCGCAGCCGTAGGCATTTCACAAGAAAGACCGGGCGCAACGTCCCAGTACGCACGGCCAGCGGCGTAGCTCAAGTTCACGTAAGCCCCGCAACCCAGCCCGTAGTTGCAGCTGCCGCCCACAAGAGGCACAGCCACAATTTCTGTATCTACTGCCCCGCCGTCTGCTGCATATCTATGGCTTGTCCCATTAAATGAAATTGGCAAACGTCCGTATGGTGTCATTACGGTTTTATCTACATATCCATAATTCCAATCATTCCACATGTAGCGGTATACATCTGTATACCTCTCTCCTGTAAAATTTGGCTCTCCATACGGCAATACTTTTACAATTCCGTCTGCACAGATCAGCTTTGTTAAACGCTCCCATTTATCGCCCCATAATGCCTCTGTATGGAATACCTTAACCTGTGTTCTGAAATCAGATGCACCGTAAAACTGCCCTTTGTCGTTTAATGTGCCTGTATCCGCTGGCTGCCCGGTTCTGCTGTTTCCTGTTCCGTAGGCTGTCTGCAAATCATCTGTTTTTGCCATAATCTTTAACAGGCAAATAATATAGTTCCATTCCCACCATGAACTCATAGCCCATTTATCGCCGTTTGCTTTGCAAGCCTCGTTTTCCTGCTCCGCTGTCATATCTTCGATAGTCTGACAACCGCTAATACTGCGGGCTGCGTTGCCAACCAGTGACGGTGTATAAATGTGTCTGTAGAATCCTGCATTTAATGTGCCGTCTTTGCCTGTTCTGTGGTATGCATTGTATGAATCATCAAATTTTACATTGCTCCAAATGATATATTCGTCTGTAGCTGTTTCGTACTGGCACAGCCAGCCGCCCTTAAATGCTGCCATTGCATTACCTGCATAATCCACGTTTGCCGCATCACTTGCCGTTGTACCGTCTGCCTTTAATGCGTAATTTGTTGCCAGTAACTTGTAGTCCTCTGTGCCGTCAAATTTAACCATGCAAGGGTAGTTATTCTTTACAAATTCCACATTGCCCCAGCTACCATAGTTAAATGTACCCTCTACAAAATCCATTACCGCAGGTATCATGCCTGCGGCATCGTACAGGTATGTTACCCGCTTGTTGCTGTCCTCTTCATTTTTGTTAATCTTAATTCCAAACCGTACAGCTCTTTCTACTGCTGCCATTGCTTCACTCATACTTTTTACCTCGTTTTCTCATATAAAAAATGTGTAATACAGTGTCATTGTCAAATCACTAAATTTATACTGTGGGTGTTCTCCCGGCTCTAATGGTTTCATTAACCCCAGCTTTTGCCAGTCCTTATGCCGGATATCCGGCACTACTGCAAAATCCTTTACCTCTGCCCGCCATATCTCTTTACTGATCTGGCTTTTATCTTCCCGCAATATTCCCAGCCAGCCTATGTATACGTCTGCCTCACTGGTTTCGTACCTGCTACCCTTGCCCTTAACAATGCGTATTCTTGTTATGTTGTGTATTGGCTCTATGAATTGCTCTAATGTCATTCTTTTATTTTTCCGGCATTTCGTATATTCTCGGTATTTCCGCTGCAAATGGTGGAAATGCTGGCGCACCCTTTAAAAATCCGGGGCTGCCCGCTGAATATAAATAAGAAACGCTCACTTTCTGTATTTCGTCTATAATCTCTAAACACCGCTCTTTTGTTTCGTATGTTCCTATTTCTTCTAATACTCCGTCAGAAATAAAAATTCTGTGTGTTTCTTTTGGCTCTTGCCCCTTTTTGGCTCTTTTTGTTACACTTCCATACTCCACACATGCATAATTTCCACCCAGCCTATACAGCTTTTCTCTGTCTTGACTTCTTATGTACATGTTGCTCACGTTTTTCCTCTCTTTCTTTTACTTCCCGATAATAAGCGTCCATTATCCACATTTCCTTGCTAAAGGTAAATAATAATGCTATCGGCATGAAAAATGCTGAAATCGTGATAATATCCAAATCCAAAAGAGGTGCAAACGGTGTTGCAATTACCAACACCGCAAATGTCGCAATCCCGCATAATTTCTGCTTAATGAAATATCTTTTTCTTCTGCGTCTTTCATGTTCCCGTTGCTGTAATTGTTTTTTTGCATAATTCATGCCGTTATAAAAATCTTTTGTGCGTTCCATACTTTCCTCTCTTCTCGGTGGTGCTCTTATTTTCATATTGCCCACGCTCCTGTAGTGGCTTTGTATACTGTGTTGCCCCTTTTCGCATTAAAAAGTTGCTTAAAACCTGTTGACCGTCCACACGCTCTCTAGCTGGCGTGCCCACTGCTCCAAATTCACAGCACCCAGCGTGTAGTTGTTCGCCTGCTACCACGCTGTCGCAGGCTGCCACGTTCCTGCTTTCAATGCGCCGTATGGTACTTGAACCCATGACTTACCGCTTATGAGGCGGTTGCTCTAACCAGCTGAACTAACGGCACTGGTGCAGCTCATTGCCGCCTGTTTTCTGTTTCTCCCAGTAAGATTTTTCTAAACATGCTTTCAAATATTGTTACTGGTATACTGTTTCCTGCCTGCTTATAAAGTGGCATCGTATAGCGTCCTTTTCTTTTATGGACTGCTGCCGCTGCGTAAAAATCGCTGTCGTTGTACCCCTGTAATCTCCAACACTCCAACTCTGTTAAATATCTATATCTACCGTTTCCCATATCAATAACCTGTGCTGGTGTTCTGTCCTGCCTTGTTGTTATTGTGTATGCAAAATCTTTTATAACCGTTGCTCTCTTAATGCCTTTGTTTCCGATCACTTTTAGTACACTTGGTTGCGTTACGTCATATTCTTTAGGTGTGTCCTTTAATAAGAAATCATCATTATTTTTCATTGGCGTTCTTATCAAATCATCAAACTCAAATCTATCTGTGCCCAAAATTGACACTGTAAAAACTCTTTCTCTCGCTTGTGGTAATCCAAATTCTCTAGCATCAAGAACTGCATAATTGCTTGTATACCCTAACCTGCTCATTTCCTTTATGTATCTGTCATGGTTCGCCCTCATGTGTTTGCTTCTTACGTTTTTGACGTTTTCCCATATTACATATTTTGGTTTCCATTCTCCCATTTGCTCTATAATATGAATAGTTTCCCACATAAGACTGCTGCGTGTTTCACTACCCTCGTCTGCTCCCTTTTGGTGTCCTGCTATGCTAAAGTCTTGGCAAGGGCTACCATGAATTAAAATATCTGGTTTTAAATTCCAACCTACTACGCTCTGTGTTTTATATTCCAATTCATTTGCAAACATTGCATTATATGAGCGCACTGCCTTTTCATCTATTTCCACATAATCAATAGCTTTTACGGGAATGCCTATATTTCTTAATGCGCATCTTGGGCTACCTATTCCACCAAATAACTCTAAAATTTGTACCACTTTTTTTCCTCTTCTTTCGTAATCGTGTTTATAATGTTTCCTGTGCTTTTTCTGCGCTGTATGTATCCGGCGTTGCTCCGCAGCGGGCGTACTCCTTATAAATCGTATCCCGGTGTACTCCTAAAGTAGTTGCAATATCTACTACCCTGCTGCCCGCCCGGCTCATTTTCTCTATTACCTGTCTATCTTCATAGCGCAATCTTTTGTATTTTCTTGCCACCGTTCCCGCTCCTTTCTCTTGAAATAAAATAAGCGCACAAGAGCTTTTTACACTCTTGCACGCTTTCTTTTTCTCGCCGTAAATAAAAAAAGAAATCCGGCAAGAGATTTTTAATTATCTCTTGTCGAATTTCATTCTAAAACTTATCTATAAAAATTTCAACCTTTTTTTCGACAAAAATTCAATATCGGCATTTTGTACAAAACATATGTACTTTTATTGTATATTCTGTTTTCACTGTTCTTTTTGTAAGCAATCCAATAAGGCTGTGCCGTTTCCAGCCAGCCATTATACCCTTTTAATAGATTAACTGATTCTTTTAAGTTCTTCATCAAATAACTGCCCTGCTGATTTATACCCATGTATGCGCCTTGGATACTTATTTATCCACTCTTCCACTGCCTGTATTTCTTCCTCTGTCCGTCCGTCAAAATTTGTACCCTTTGGAACTCGGCGGCGCACCATTTTATTTGTTACCTCGTTTGTGCCACGCTCCCAACTGCTGTACGGGTGGCAATAATACATTTTGGTTCTTTTTCCCTCGCCTATCGCTGAACGTTCCAACTCTGCACAATATGCAAACTCTGTGCCGTTGTCTACTGTGATAGTTTTAAATACTGTCTTAAACATTTCTCCCCAGCGTTTCTCTAATCTGTCAACTGCTGCCACTACTGCCTCTGCGCTGTGATCTGGCAATTTAAAAATAATTTCTGCTCGTGTCTTTCGCTCCGTGAGCGTCAGCAATGTATTTTTCGATTTCCCCCGCTGCCCTATTACGCTATCCATTTCCCAATGTCCGAACTCTTCCCGGTTGTTTATTGCTTCTGGTCTGTTTTCTATGCTTTCCCCTGCTTCTGCCCTTTTCTGTTTCTTTACCTTATTATATTTGCGCTTTTTGTTCTTCTTTACTGGCAAATCCTTATTTGTTACCTTTAAAAAGATTCCCTTATCAATATAGCTGTATACTGTAGTGGTGCATATTCTGGTTTGAAATTCTCCCCAGCGTCCCTCTGCTGTCAGTTCCCCTATGATTGCGTCCGGGCTGTAATCTTCATTTATTATTTTGTCCTCTATGTAATTTGCCAGCTTAATATCATTTCCTATCTTTAATTGTGTTCCTCGCACTTTTAAATTTTCCTCATATTTCCGTTGTGCAAGGTCTGCGCTGTATCTCATTTCTCTTGTATAATCACTGTTCAAATGTTCATATTGCCCACGCTTCAACTCGTTATAAATTGTGCTTCGGTGTACATGCAAAATCTCTGCAATCTCTACAACCTTGTGCCCTGCATTATACAAGGCTTCTAATCTGATTCTATCATTGTGTTTTAATTGTCTGCTACCCTTTTGATTTGCCATGTTCCCGCCCTCTTTCGTAAAACAAGCCGCAGGCGTTGTTGTCCTGCGGCTCTCTGTGTGCTTTTTGTTATTTGCCCTGCAATATCTTTTCTACTATCAGCTTTTCAATATAATGCGGGCAACTCCTTACCCCATTCTCCCAGTTTGTCAGCGTTCTATATGGTATCTCTAACCATTCCGATACTTCGCGCCTGCTCATGCCCTGCTGTTTGCGTGCCTCTTCAATCGTCACTTTATCCGTTTCTTTACACTCCATATCCATTTTCTCTCATTTCGTTTATGATTGTTTCGTTGTACCCTCTTCCATAATATCTAAAAATGACGCTTTCATCTTCAAAGAAAACCCAGTCACAATTAGTATCATTGATAATTCCCGCAACCGCTTCTTTTTTTGAAGAACCCGGCAAGAATTTTACAATATATTCGGCAGCTTTGTCTATTGATTTGAAATTAAAGATCTCTCCGCCCTCTTCCTCTTTGCAGATTGCAATATAATCGCTTTTTGTATATCCCTTTACTGCTTTCATTCTATTACACCTCTTGCCTTTTATTTTTTTCCTGCTATAATCTAATTAAGCACTTGGGGCGGTTAGCAGGATTGTTTAGGTATCCGCCCCTCGTGTGTTCCCTTTATTCTATTTTATTTTCTTACTTCTTCAAGAATCTTTTCTATATGTTCTACTGTATGTGTTTCCCCGTTTGTTCTTGCTACTTCTCTAATTGATACCAACATTGCTATTAAATCGGCTTTGCTCATTTCTTCGTTCTCCATTTTTAACTCCTTTCCTGCTGTTACCTTGCTACAATTATATTATATACCCATTGAGTGCATTTGTCAATTACTTTTTTTTACTCATTGGGTATATTTTTTATAAAGAAAAACACCGTAACTATGTTACAGTGTCCCGCTTTCGTCTGTCAGCCATTCCATGCTTACGCCCAACGCTTTAGAAAATATTTTCAATTCGTAATCTGTTACAATTCTTGTGCCCCGCTCTATCCGGCTTATCGAATCTCTTTCTATTGTAACCCCAGCTACCTGCATACGTGCTGCTAAATCGCTTTGTGTAATTCTGTTTTTCGCTCTCGCCAACCTTATGCGTTCCCCACATAAATTATCTTTCCCTTTGTATGCGTATATTTTCATTCAGTACGCCCCTATCGTCTTTGTGTTAATAATCAGAATTTTTCTTGACTTTACCACATTTCAAAAGCATAATTGTGTTAAAGGTCAGCATGACTATAATTTTCAAACGAAAGAGGGTATTTGCTATGTTCATTTCTATCGGTATTGATGAAAACGGGAAACCTTTTGTTACTACGTCTGATAAATCAGAAAAACCCAGCCGCCCAAATAAAGGGCACAGCCTCATTGCCGCACCAGATACTTATACGGTAATCGACATTGAAACAACCGGGCTGGACTCCCGTTATTGTGAAATCATCGAACTATCCGCACTGCGCTACTCAAACGGTTCTTTAGTTGATTCTTTTACTACTCTTGTTAAACCCACCGAACCTATTGACAGCTTTATAACCGAATTGACCGGGATAACAAACGATCTGGTTGCTGATGCTCCCGCCATTTCTGATGCAATTAAATCTTTCTATGATTTTGTCGGTTCTGATATCCTTGTAGGATATAACGTAAATTTCGATATCAATTTTATTTATGACGTATTGCAGGATACGCACAGCATTGATTTTACCAATTCCTTTGTTGATGTAATGCGCTTTGCAAGGAAACTGCTGCCGGAACTGAAAAACCACAAACTAGAAACGGTTGCCGCTCATTATAAAGTTTCTTCCCCGGCGCACCGCTCCTATGCTGATTGTGAAGCCTGCAACACCTGCTATCAAGCATTGCTTTCTGATGCAATTTCACAATACGGGGACTTTGACAGCTTTAAGGCTTCTTATTCCAGCCGCCAGCTACATGCAAAAGATATTACGGCAACTACAGATAATTTTGATATCAGCCACCCGCTTTACGGCAAGCTCTGTGTATTCACTGGCACATTAGAAAAGATGCAGCGTAAAGATGCCATGCAACTTGTGGTAAACCTCGGCGGGCAGTGCGGGGATAACGTCACAGCCAAAACAAATTATTTAATTCTCGGCAATAATGATTTTTGCAGTCTCATAAAAGACGGTAAAAGCAATAAACAGAAAAAGGCTGAATCACTTATTTTAAAAGGCAAGGACATACAGATTTTATCTGAAAACGTATTTTATGATCTGGTTTTAAATCAGTAGGCAAAAAGGGTAACGGCTCACACCGCTACCCTTTCTTTTATCCTCTCATTGTTTCTAATGCTTTTTCAATATTGCTATCGCTCAATAATTCATTGCATCGTTTCTGCTGTGCTTCTCCTGTGGCTTCTACATCGTATGCCGGGCACTCGTCACAGCCTTTATTGTGCCCGCTACATATTACCAACGCCGCCAAAACTCTGCCCGCTGTTTGTGCGTCCATATTATGCTCTTTTCAGATAATCGCTATGGCAGTATCCCGTTACGTTTCCGCAGGCAACATACAGCCATTTTGCACCTGTCCCCTTTTCTTTGTTGTAATATCCGTAACAATGTACTTTGCCACCCTCTGCGATAGTTCCATAGTCCGCTTTTGTTTTTCCTGCTCCTGCTCTCATGTGCAATTTGTCCGCTGTAACAACATACGCACCCGCCAGCGTCTTATCAAAACACAACGCTGATTCTGGTTTCTGCGTCTGCTTTAATCCACTGCTGCCGCTTGTGCTGGTACTGTTGTTTTTGCTGTTGGCGGTATATGTATAATACTTATTGTTTGTATTCGATGTATAAGCATAGCCGCAAGATGCGCCCGCCCATACAATCTTATACCAGCCATTTGCCAACACCTCCAGCACTTCTACTTTTGTGCCCACTTTAATCGAACTGTATACAGTATTGCTCTTTACTTCTGCTACGCTTCTGATGTTCATATCGCATTTTGCAACCGCTGTACCAATTCCTTTGCCAGAATAGTTGTTATTTCCGGCGTACCCGCCAATCCCGGCTTTTGCAAGCGTCTGTGCTGCGTATGTTCCATTTGTCAGCCCGCATACGGTGTGTGAGCTTTCTTTTACATAGATTGCACCTCTTACACAGTAATTTTCATTTTCCAGAAATGCACTGTCTGTAATGATTTTGTAGCCCGCAGCCTTTAATTCGTTACGCATGGTTTCTGTAGTCCACCCATTACTGCCATGCGTTACGCCTGCTGCGCCAGATGCAACGGCGCACACGTTCTGGAACTCGCTACAGTCCGTATTGCACAGCCCTACTTTTGACAAATCATAATTTACTTTCTTTGCCTCTGTGTTCAGCGTGTTTCTATCGCCCTGTCCGTATCCGATATTGTTATTTAGACAGCCTGCCTCTACCGCTCTTGCGTGCTTCTCTCTTACGTTTGCGTCCGGGTGGATTGCCATAAAATCCCATGGTTTACTATAAAAGTTTCTTACACATACCTCTTTTCCCGTCTGATCTCCCTTTTTTCCGTTAATAGTTCCGTTCTCGCTGATGCTTGCGTGTCCAATCAATACGCTCATATAGTTTTATCCTCATTCTTTCTATTCAGCGTCTTTTGTGATTCCTGCCAGTAGTTCCCTTATCTTTTGTACAGTTTCCATGATTTGCTTATAAAGGTTGTCATATCCAAACATTGCCGCATAGCATACCAAAAAGCCCAGCGCAATAGCTGCTACCCAGTAATACCACAACATCGCAATATTAAAATACTGTGCAAATGCTGCTGCGGTAATCAATGTAGAGGCAATGGCTACAATCATTACCCACACCTGCACCGGGAACTTGTCCCACGCAACAACCTTTTTTGTGATTGCCACAATAATATTTACCCACAGTGTCAAAACCATTACAGCAATCAATGCTGCCGCTACATAAAAAAGTACTTTTTCCATTTTCTCTATTCCTTTCCGTTTTCTTTTTCTTCTGTGTCATTCATGCCACCCATTAACTGCGGGTACTCCTGCGTTATCTTGTCATAAAGAAGCAACCCACCCAACAAAAGCGGTACGCCCCACCATATAATTGCCGTCATAATGGAAATAATAAATACAACCGTTATGTACAAGCTGAATGGTTCGTTTTCATCTTCTATTGGATATTCCGGGTATAATTCCTGTTCCTTGGCATCTGCCTTTGCTGCCCACGTAAAAAAAGCAAATAAACCAATAAAAGTAATGATTGCACCTATAAGGTACACAATTCCTATAACTCTGATATTTTCCATGATAAAGCCCATATTACCACCTTACCCCTCTGCGTTATCGTCTGTTTCTTCCTGCGGCGTTTGCTTACTGGTAACAATCTTGCAGGCGTTTTCTATTCCTGCTTTAATCAGATATCCACCAACAACTACCCGGAATGTTTCGTTTGATTCTGTAATCAGTGTTGTTATTGCCGCTGTGTTTCCTATGAACTGTAGCTCTCGCCAACATAAAACCATTGCGAACACAAACGACACAATGTATAAGAGTGTTACCGTCCACACCACTTTTTTACTGAACTCCCACAGCCAGCTTACCGCCGCCTGTGGTGTCACTCTTCTACGCCGCTTTCTCCTGCGATATGTCATTTACTGCTAATGTATCCTTTCTGTTTCTAAATTACCGTCTGATAATGGCAGTTGCATAAATCTTTCATGCATTGCGTGTGCTACATCATTACCGCCCAGCTTTTCATAGGCTTCATATGCTGATGTTTCAGCCTGCTTTGCCCATGCCGGGGCTTCTTTGCGTTCCTCATACTTTAGGCAAATATCTATGATTTGCTGCCGCAAAAGTGCCTGCAATCCCTCACGCACTGCCTTGTTTTCTTCTCTTTCTTCCTTATGCTGCTGTTTCTCTTTTTTATAAAGTGCAATAAGAATTGCATACGCTCCGGCAAATAACCATTCTACCCAGTTTGCCGTAATGTAAGTTGTTACCTGTTCTACCATTTTCTCTGTGTTTCTCCTATGTCTCGTATTTTTCGCCTGTAATCTGCTCGTACTGTTCCTCTGTAATCCCTCTGCCCTTTACCTTACGCTCAATGCGTACCCAGCCTTTTAATGTTGCCTTTGTGATATAGCTTTTATCGTATTTCTTTTTCAGTTCTTCGTACATGTCTGTGCCGCCTTTCTACTGCTCCATTAACATTTCAAGTGTGATCTGCGTTTCTGTCTGCTGCATCTGCAATGCAGAAATTTCCTGCATGATTGCCTCTGTAGTTGGACTTAATAATTCTGCCTGCTGGCTCTCATACTCTTCTTTATCCTGCGTACATTCTTCATATACCCACTTTTCGCCTGCCTTGCTTTCCTCATTTTCGTTGCTCATTGGTACTCTTTCAATATTGCGCCTCTTATATACAAGGTGCGGGCTGCTTGTTATATCAAGCTCTTTCGGTTTTTCTTCTGCGGTGCTTTCTGCTGCGTACCATTCCATTGCGTATGTTCTCCTTTCTTGCGTGCTTTGAAACCAGCGTTTTTAGCACTTTCACTTTTACATATGGTTTTATGTATCTTTCGTAATATGCGTAAGTGTCACTATGCCAAATCCAGCCCAGCCTAGAAAGTAAACTACCTGCATCTACCCACGTAATCTTTTCTTTTCGCTTTACCCGGTTGACCTTGCCACGTATGCCCTGTAATATGCTCTTTCGTATCGTTGTTCTATCTCTATAAAATTTGAACCCCATAAAGTCCAACGGTCTGCCTCTGCGCTTGCCTTTTCTGTCTACATAGTCAAAACGGAATACCTGCCAGTTTTTCTTTATTTGTAATCCCAGCTCTTCCGTTATGAATTTCTCAATTTGCAGCCTCGCTTTATGCAGTTCCTTTTTATTGTTTCCGAATATAACCATATCGTCCATATACCGTATGTAATGCTTTACATGTAACTGCTCCATGATAAAGTGATCTAGTGGCTGCAAATAAAAATTACCGAACCACTGTGACGGGTAATAGCCCAATGGCAGCCCCGGTTTATGGCTGTCTATGATAATAAATAATTTCTTTAGTAACTCCCTATCTCTGATTTTCCGTTTTAGTGCTTTCTTTAATCTTCTGTGCGGCACACTCTCAAAGAAATGCCGTATATCCAGCTTATATATGTACTTGCAGTTTCTGCTATCCTCTCTTATCCACCGTTCTACTGTTCTTTTTCCTCTGTGTACATCTTTTCCCGGTATACTCCCGTACACATGGTAATACATTCCCCTCATTGCAATCGGCACAAATACCCGCATTACGGAATGGTGCGCCATTTGCTCATACATATATTGTGGCTTTACTATCTTTCGTGTTTTCTTACAAGAATTTTCCTGTATGATTTTTGTTTTATGTCTTTTCGGTGCAAATGTATTGTTCTTTAATCTTTTATCCAGTTCTTTTCTGTAGTGTTCTACATTCGCTTTTACTATCTGCGCCTGTTCTTTCTTGCTCTTTCCTTTTGATGCATTGTATATATCTTTTATTTGTTCCTCTGGTATATACAGTTGTTCGCTTACGCCATTAAAACTAATCATTCTTATTCTCTTTCTTATCGCCTTGCAGTAATTCGCCACGCTATACAACTAAGGGTTTCGCCCCGGCTACCATACTGCACCTTTTGCGGCTGTATTTTCACTTTCAGCGGTATTTCAACCGCCAGCGGTGTAGGAATTTCCGGGGCATTTGGTTAATCTTCCATAATTTGATAAGAATGACCGGGCGCAATGTTCCAGTTCGCATTGCCAGCGGTGTTGTTCAAGTTCACGTAAGCCCCGCAATTCAGCCCGTTGTTGCAGTTGCCGCCCACAAGAGGCACAGCCACGCCCCGGAAATCCCCTATTATATTCTCTCTACCGTTATATTTTCGTATGTTGTACTTTCCTGCGGGGGAAAAATCCCCCGTTCCCCCTTTTGCTGCTTACGCAGCGTTAGGCATTTTGCAAGAAAGACCGGGCGCAATGCTCCAGTCCGCACCGCCAGCGGTGTGGCTCAAGGTCACGCAAGCCCCGCAAACCAGCCCGTCGTTGCAGCTGCCGCCCACAAGAGGCACAGCCACAATGCCCGTATTCAACCAAAAGTAATCACACAAATATGTTGAGCTGCTACCTGTATATGTTACCGGGAAACGTCCCGCTTTCGTCATAACAGTATCTTTCATGTAACCACCAACACTACCGCTTACTCCGTAATCTGCAAAATCCAGTACTTTTTCAAATCCTGCGCCAGTTAAATTGCAATCCCCATACGGCTGCACTTTCACAACACCTTTATCGCATACCATTTGACAGATACGCTCCCACTGATCGCCCCACATTGCCTCTGTATGGAATACCTTAATCTGCTTGTTTCCGGCATTATATCCGTAAAACTGCCCTTTATCGTCCATACTGCCTGAGGCAAGTACTCCGTAATACTTCGTTGAATCATTCACATAACCGCTCATATTTCCATTGCCGTATGCTTCTTGTAAATCCTCTGTTTTTGCCATAATCTTTAACAGTGCAATAATATAATTCCATTCCCACCAGCTTGTATGCTCCCATACATCGCCGTTTGCTTTAATGTATGTATGTTCCTGCGTTGCATTTTTGCTTGCCATTGGCTGCTGCCCGCTTAAAGACCTTGCCACGTTGCTTAATAATGTAGGTGTATAGATTCTGCGGTAAAATCCCTCTCTGATAATTCCGTCTGGTGCGGTTCTGTGGTATGCGTTGTACCCGTCATCATATTTTACATTGCTCCAAATGATATATTCGTCTGTAGCTGTTTCGTACTGGCACAGCCAGCCGCCCTTAAATGCTGCCATTGCATTACCTGCATAATCCACGTTTGCCGCATCACTTGCCGTTGTACCGTCTGCCTTTAATGCGTAATTTGTTGCCAGTAACTTGTAGTCCTCTGTGCCGTCAAATTTAACCATGCAAGGGTAGTTATTCTTTACAAATTCCACATTGCCCCAGCTACCATAGTTAAATGTGCCGTCCGTATAATTCATTGCCGCAGGTGTCATGCCTACAGCATCATATAAGTATGTTACCCGGCTCTTTTTTCCGCTGTCGCTCTTATTGATTTTGATACCATAGCGTACCGCTTTTTTATGTTCCCCGCCGCTTTCCTCTAATGCAGCCAGAATTGCATTTGTATTTGCGTGTGTACTGTCCAATGTTTCTTTATCTGCTAAATAAATTCTTGCCATGCTCTGCTCCTTATACCGATTCTAAATACACCATGCCGCCATTAATCCCTATTGTGTAGGTAATGCCCGTTGTGCCGTCCGTCATGCTGTTAATTCCCTTTGCCATATTCTCACAGGCTGCCGCCGCTTTATTTGCCGCTGCGGCTGCATTATTGGCGGCTGCTGCCTTTGTGTTCGCCTCGCTGGTTGCTGTCTGTGCGTTCTGTGTTGCTGTTACTGTATTGGCTTTGGCTTCATTTGCCGCCGCTGCTGCATCATTCGCTGCCTTAGCTGCGCTGTTCCCGGCTGCGGCTGCTGCATTTCCTGCTTTCGCCGCATTGTTGGCGGCTGTAGCGGCTTCGTTGGCTGCATTTGCTGCACTGTTGGCTGCTCCTGCTGCCGCTGTCGCATCTTTCTTTGTCTTGTCTACGCTGTTTGCCGCCGCATTTGCTGCCTCTGCTGCATCGTTTGCCGCCTTGGCTGCATTGTTCCCGGCTGTTGCCGCTGCATTTCCGGCTTTCGCTGCGCTGTTTGCTGCTGCCGCTGCTGTATTGGCATCTGTTGCAGCCTGTTCTGCGCTCTTGGTTGCATTTATCGCCTTATCTATCTGCTTATTCATCGCAATAATGCTTTCTGCCATATCCAGAAACTCATTATCGCTTATCAGCCCGTTTTCCTTGTACACCGTTGGCGTAATCTTCGTGTAATACGTTGCGCTTCGTAATACGGCTGTTCTGTTGTATAAAACAATTTCCCCACGCCCAGTGCCGGAAACTGCCAGCATCTGCTCTGTATATGTCACTGTAATAACATTCCCGTTGATTGTGGCATTGTTCAATACAAATTTGCCGTCTGGCTTGTAATACTTAATTTTGGCTGTTGTCCCGGCTGGTATGGTAAACTCTTTCTTATTCTCCAACAGTGTAACTTCCACTATCCGGCTTTCTTTCTCCCCAGCTTTTGCCACGACATACTCAAAAGGTGCGCTGCCGTCAAGCTCAATCTGTATTCTCTGTACATTCTGTAACGCCATGTGCTACTCCTTTCTGCTCAATGTATTAAGCAAATCCTTATTTGCACAGCCCCGGATATCCGCAAGCACTGCCGTTACAATCAGATCTGTTAAATATGCTGGCAGTCCATGGGCTGCCTGTACTTGTAAAATTGCTAATGTCATGTCTTCATGCGCTCGGCTTGTAAGTATTCCCATTGGCTCACTCTGTTCCTCTTTTGGTTCATCTGGTAACGGCTGCTCTATATGTTCCTCTGTTGCCTGCTGCATTTCTTCCTGTTCTTTGCTCATTGCGCACTCTCCTTTATTCTTCATTCATTGCAAGCAATACTGCCTCTGTAAAATTAAATGTATCCGTCTTTGCTTTGTTTTCCTCTTCCTGTAATGGTGCTGGTGCTTTATTTAATTCAAGCGGCAACGGTGTTGCCTCTTCTGTAATTTCAACCTGTTCTTTTTCCATGTCCTGCTCCTTTATTGTGGAATACTTGTTATTAAGCCATTCTTTATATACACGTTTCCATATGTCCAACCAATACCGCCGTTATTGTCTGTTTTATGTATTTCCAATACAACTGGTAATGTCCCTGTAAAAGTTGTATAACCATTTGCGCTACAGTTCCGCAGGTCTACATTGTCCAGTATCCAGCCATGCCCATACATATTGCACCCCAGATGTAAGCCCGCTTGTGTAAATATGCTGTTCGCCTTCGAATAACATAATATGGTTGTATAACTGCTTGCCCACTCTGTAGGTTTTTGTGCCCATGCCATATACTTTCCTTGCGTTTCTAAATCAAATACAAGCCCTTTATGTGCATTATTGTCTACCCACTGGTTTGTACCAATTTTTCCAACATAATAATTATCTCGGTAAAAATGGTTTCCCTGTTCATCAAATACAGCACGTTTTTTAGAGGCACTTACACCATAATCATAAATTGCAATTTCTCCTGCGTTAATCTGCACATATTTTGAGCTGTTATTAAATGCAACAATGACATTGTTGTAGTACTGTGTAATATAGCTACCTACGTTTCCTTTTGTTACGCAGCTTGTGATATTTTCAGCATTTACTTTAATAGAGGCTCTTAATTCGTCCTCTATCCCTTTTGCTCTTTTAACTTCCTGCGTAATAGAATCACTGTTTATTTTTAACTGTGCCTCTGTATATACCGACATCTGCCCCAGCACTTCTACATCTTTTACATATACCGCTGCCCCTTGCGTATAGGCATACAAATATAAATACCTTGTGCTGGTGCTTTCTGGTAATGTTACCTCTCTTTCTACGGTTGTCCATTCTGTGCTTTTCAGTAATCCGTATGCCGTTGTCTGTGTGGAATAAAAAGTACACTGTACTCTTGCGTTGCTTTCGCTCCCGCTTGCCGCTGCTGCCTTATACCGTACTCTATACGTTCCGGCTGGCAATACGCCAATCTTGCACCGTATGTATGATGGTGTGCTGGAAGTTTTTGAGATCTTGGCGCATACCCCCAGCGTGCTATCCGTAATAACCTCATTATTTTCACTTCTCGTATACCATTCATCTGTAAAACCGTCCTTGAAATCTCCACCTGCTACATAATTGTGCATGTTATGCTCTTCAATAGTTTTGCATAGCAATGTAATTTCTGATGCTGTGCTTTCAATTTTTGCCGTCATTTCCTTTGTGACGGTTTCGCCCACACTGTTTGCTTTCTCTGCTGCATAGGCATTTGCTGCTGCCTCTATTGCAATAGAAACGGCTGTTTGATACTCCGTAACCGCACTGCCATACTCGCTGTATGCTGTTCGGTATGTTTCCATGTTTTTTTCAATCTCTTCTTTTGTTTCAGAATTTATAACGTTGTTGATTGCTGTAACCAGCACATTATATTTGGCAGTATTGGCAGTTCCAAATACAGCAAGCCACGCTTTATGCATTGCATTCAATTCCGCAGACGGCACATAATCATTATCAAATAACTCTTCGTGTTTTGCGTCTGCCTCTTCTTTTTCTTTCACAATGATCTGCAACATTTTCTGTATAGCAGCCTTTTCAGATTCCGTTATTATCCCGTCTGCTACTGTTGTTTCCAGTTCATTGTTGATATCGTCAATAGCGTTATTTACGTCTTGAATTTCTTTGTTGGTACTTTCCTGTAACCCATTCGCATACTGCTTTGCGCTGTTTAATGCTGCCTCTGCTGCATCTGTTGCGTGTTTAGTTACTTTGTTCCTGTACTCAACATCTAACGCCTCTGCATACACTGTCCCAGCTTTTAATATTGCCCCGGTTAATTCCCCGGCGGTAATAAAATCTGCTACTATCTGACCGTCTGCGGTTATTGCTGTCGTGAACTCTCCATTTACTCCCGTACTGCTGTGCCCCAGTCCGGCAAGATTCCAACGCCATACGTTTTTAGCTTTTGACATATCCGGCGTATCAAGTATAAATATTTCCTGTGGGTTCTTTTCCGGGTGTAATACCACATAACCACCGCTGTTGCCAGTGATTGCCGCAGTCACATTTTTAATGGTGTTCTCAATCTGCTTTTTGATTTGCTCCGCTCTTGTCTGGTTCTTTACTATCAGCTCCTGCGCCTCTTTCTGTGCCGCAGTAATGGTTTTAGTCAGATTCGTGCGGGCTGCTCCAATTTCAAGCGATTCGTAACGTTCTTTTATGCTGTCATATTTTACTTTCGTAATCTTTGCTTTTACGTTGATATCAAGCGGTAAGATTTTAACCGTAACAATATCGCACAGCTTTACACTCTCAAAAGCCTTTATATTTTTATAATCTTTGGTTTTCTTCAACGATGCAAAAGACAAGGTAATATTTACTTTTGGCTCTGTGCTTAATTTGCCCAAATACTCTTTTGCCTTTGCTCGCAGCATGTCAGTAGTAATTATTGTTCCGCTTTCCCATTCCCCGGAAAAGTCTACAATCTCACACCGCAGCGTTGCATATTTGTTTGCATTCTCATGCTGTAATACCTTTTCCGGCAATGTTATGTATGTTTTCTGCTCCGCTCCCTCTGCGGTATATTTCGCATATGGGAAAATTACCGTTACAACATCTGCAATATTCTTTTCCTGCTTTGCATCTATCAGATTCTTGCCGTACTCAATCGTTACGCCATTGTCTACGCCCCTTGCTTTTAAAAGCTCTACTCTGTAATTGTCGTAGTGATATTCTCCACCCCATACGTCCAATAAGCTGCCCTCTGTGCCGCCCATAGCGTTTCTGACGCTTACAGCCCCGTCTATACTGGTGCTGTTGGTTGTGGTAATATCACTTGCACAGGTAAACTCATGCGGCAATATCGCTGCGTCCAGCAACTCATGTAATGCCCGTTCTCCGTTTACCTCACTTACTGTAAAACAGTCTACCGGGTTGCCGTTCAGTTCATAACTGATATGTTCCCCGTACCATGTTGTATTTTCTCCTACAGCTTTCGTATGGTTGTAAATACGGAAAAGCTGCGGGTTATCTTCATCATTCGCCTTTGCTTTTATGATTGCGTCATTCTCTAAGTATTTCGCCAAATGTCCTTTTGTCGGATACGTCAACGCAAGCTCATATATTCCGTTTCTTTCCTCGGTTACAATGCAGCTTACCGCATCTGTTAAAAACCCTATTCCATTTGTCGTAAAATCTTTTTCTAAGGCATCATATAGAATCGGTATCAAAGTCTGCACCACCTCGGTATAATTTCCACTTTTGTTACATTGCCAGCCCAGCTTATGTTATTTGCTCCTGCTGTCAGCTTCGGGAAAAGTTCAGTAACCATTTTACTGTTTTGTAGCAGATCGCCTTTATATGCGTTCATTATTTCGCCGTCAATCTCAATGTATTCGTTCACATCTTTAAAGGTATGTGCCCGGTTATTGATATACAGCGTAATGCCACCACTTCCCGTTATTTTTATATACGGCGTTGCCGTAAATCCCTCTGTGTTGTATATGGTTGCTGCTTTCGTTAGGGTTATTGTCTTATCCCCATTCAGCCGCCTTTCATATGCTTTGCACATGAATGTTATTTCTATCTCTCCCAGTAACCGCTTTGCCAGTTCTGACACGCTGGCATTACTGTTTATATACGCCAGCCTATAGCGTTCTGTATTGTAAGTGTCGTACAGCCTGCTATACTCTATTCCCGGCGCATACAGCCACATATAAATGCTGTGTGCCAGTTCTTCTAAGCTCCTGCCCTGTGTCGCATCTACACAGCATGTATATTTCTGCTCGTAATCTTTAAATCTCTGATTGTCCAGCGTGTCTATTCTATTGTCCTGTATCAAGATGCCCTTTGCTGGCACTTCTACGGTTTCAATCTCCGGCTCTGCTGCTGAATCGGCGGCACTCTGCCCTGTAATAAATAACCCCATATCCAACGAATTTATGCCGTTATAGGTAAAGCTATTTGCACTTTCAAAATATTCACTAAGCATATGCCGCCTCTTCCCTTTCTTTTATTTGGTCTGCAATTTCCAATATTTCCTCTGTAAGTTCTCTTATGTCCTGTTCCCTGTTGTTGTAAAAATTCTCAATTTTCAATTGAATTTCATTTGTTGTACTGCCGCCCTGTTTACCGTTTACGGTATCCATTGCGGTATTTCTCGCCGTTGGTGTCAATGGTGTTACAATCGTCTGACCGTTTACCATTTGTATTAACTCTGGTCCCGCCTCTGCAACCATTGCCGCACCATTCTGTAATACACCACCATGTGCCAGCCTTGGCAGTCTTAAATATCCCAGCCCGCCTATGTTTACGCCCGGTATCTTATTGATTAAACCGATTGCCCCGTTAATCAGCCCTATTGCACTGTTAATAGTTCTTTCAATCGTGCTTATTACTCCGTTGATTCCGGCACGTACTGCCCCGCTGATTGCATTTGATATTGCAGTGCCCAAATTAGAAAACGTGCCTTTGATTCTGTCCCATAAGCCGCTGAAAAAGCTGCCCCAGTTTGCAAATACCTGTTTTACAGCCTCCCACGCTGCACTAAATGTTGTCCTAAAGAAATTTCCTACTGCACTGAATATTGTTTTTACACTGTTCCATGCTGTGCTGAAGAAATTAGCAAAACCAGCCCAAATGCTTTTAATTCCGTTCCATGCGTCACTGAAATTCCCCGTTAATACATCTTTTACTACTGAAAAGATTGTTTTAATGCCGTTCCATACCGCTTGGAAATACGCTACTACAACGTCCCATACTGCCTTTATGACTTCCCACGCCGTACTAAAGAACGCCCCTAGCACTTCCGCTACTACAGAAAATACAATTTTGATATTTTCCCAAATTGTAGTAAAGTACATTACCGCAACGTCCCAAACGGTTTTAATCAGCTCCCACGCAACCGAAAAGAAGCCACTTAGCACTTCGCCAACTACAGAAAATACAGTTTTTATTGCTTCCCACAAAATCATAAAATACGGTGCTACCAAATCCCACACTGCTTTTATGATCTCCCATGTGTTGCTAAAAATCTGTGCAATATCTGCCATGATCTGCTGAATTACGCCCCATATCATTTCTATGTACGGCTGTATAAATCCCCATATCTCCTGTATTTTGTCCCATACTGCGCTTATAAATTCTTTGATTGCATCAATGGCATTTCCCACAAAATCTTTGATTGCAGAAAAAATACCGTCAACTATCTCTCTGAACCATTCACACTTGTTATATAAGACAACCAACGCCGCCACCAATGCGGCTATTGCTATCACTACTATCATTACGGGATTCGCTGCCATTACTGCATTTACTGCTGCAATCGCAGGCTTTAACATCTTGCATACGTTTATTATGCTCGATATCGCTCCCGCCACCTTGCTTATAATCAATAGTGCCGGGGCTAAAGCTGCCACAACTGCCAGAATAATAGCAATCGTCTCTTTCTGCCCATCTGACAAGTTTCTAAACCAGTCCGTAAAGTTCTTTACTGCACTTGTTACTTTTTCAATGGCAGGCTTCAATGCTGATAACGCTGTGCCTGCCAAATCACTGCCCGCAAGTTTCAGATTATTCAGCGTTGTTTTCGCTTCGTCCCATGGGTCTAATGTTGCCTCATAGGTATCCTGTACTACGTTCCCGTAATCGTCCAACGATGCACCCAAATCGTCTAAGCTCAACTTACCCTCTCGGATAGCCTGCGCCATTTCCGCAAAACCTTTAGAGCCAAACGTTTCCTGCGCTATAGATAACGCCTCTGTTTCTGTGCTGGCGTTTTTGATTCTGTCAATCGTCTTTTGCAGTGCTTCATTTGTGCTTAATCCCTCTGCGGTATAATTCTTAACGGACTTTTTCAGTCCTGCCATTGCTGTTGTTGCATCAACACCGTTGTTCTCAAATGCAGCCAGTAAATTTACACTTTCTGTAATCCCCAGCCCCATTTCTTTTAATGTGCTGCCGTTCTGCATCAATGAATTTTCCAACGTATCCATTGATAACCCGGTATCCTGCCCTGTCTTTGTCAGAAGTCCCAGCACATTGCCCGCCTGCGATGCGTCAACATTGAATTTATTTAAAATCGTGTCCACATTATCAATGGACGTATTGAGGTCTGTATCATTGATTTCAGAGAACTCTATAAACTGCTGTGACAGTTTTTCAAGTTCTTCCCCCGTGAGCTGGAAACGTGTATTTACTTCTCCGATTGCCGTACCTGCTGTTTCTGCATCAATCGGCAAACTTGTAAATATGTTTTCCACGCTGCCTTGCAGGTTTTCCAGTGCTTCGCCTGTTGCGCCTGTTTTGGTTATTACAATGTCATAGCCGTTATCTATGTCCATTGCTGCCGCATACGATGCAGCCCCCACTGCTGCCGCTCCTGCGGATACTGGGGCTAATGCTTTTGCTGCTGCTCCTGCTTTATTGCTCACAGTATCCAGTGCATTTGCTGCTGCATCAATCTTGCTTACTTTTTCTGCTGTATCGTCCGCAGCATCTGCCACGCCCTCAAGTTCTTTGTTGCTTTCCTGCGCCTGCTGCTCCAAATCTCCCAGTTTGATTTCCGTTGATGCAATTTCTCTTTGCAGTGCCCGGTACTGTTCCTCACTCACTTCTCCGTTTTCAAACTGTTCCTGTACCTGTTTTTCCGCTTCTTTCAGCGTATCCAGCTTTTCTTTTGTACTTCCTATAGCTTCTTTCAGAATCTTTTGTTTTTGCGCCAAAAGCTCTGTATTTGAGGGATCTAGTTTTAATAGCTTGTCTACTTCCCTCAATTCTTTCTGTAAAGAACTGCATGAGCTGTTTACCCCGGAAAGTGCTTTTGATAATTTGGTAGTATCGCCGCCAATTTCTATGGTAATACCTTTAATGTTTCCTGCTGCCATGCTACCGCTCTCCTTTCCGCATCTTTTCCCGCAGTTTCTTTCTATCCGGCTTTGTCTGTTCCATTCTCCAGCAATTATCTAAATACTCTCTGCCCTCTTTCGTCTGCATGAGCTTATGTATATTTGCCTCTCGCATAAAATATAAATACAAATCTATTGGCATTTCCTGCACATCAAATATTGTGATGTTCAGATAGTCAATTACCAGCTTTTCCCCTTTTGTATTTAATCTATAATGCACCTCGTCCCCGCTGCCGCCGCCCGGATAATACGGCATTTTTAATTTGGGTTATTCTTAATCGAATTGACAAAATCGCCATAATCATTAATGTATGCCACGATTTCCTCAATGTCGTACTCTTCGCTTTCCAAATACTCTGCTGTAATCCGCTCCCCATTTTTATTGTTAGATAAGATTTCAGCCATAAGTGACAACATTGTTTTATATACTTCTTTGCCGTCCACTTCCTCTTCGTCCAGATCACTGATTTCCTGCATCTTTTCAAATGTGCTTTTCTTTGGCATGTTTACAATTACTACTTTGCCGTCTTTCAGTGTCGTTGTATAAAAACTTCGTTTCATTTTTCCAAAATTAAAGCTTTTGTTCGCCATGCTTTACTCTCCTTTTTTAGCTGCGG